TATCGCCCCCATAAAACCCAGCGCCCAAATTATAAGCAAAAGAAAGTAGAGCACCTCTTTTGCCATCAGACATCTCATTCCAGTGAGGAATTTTACGAAGTGCTGGAAGAAAGTGATGCTTTGCTTCTTCAATCAATAGTTCATCCGCTTCTGCTTGAGTGATACTGTCACCCATCTTGAATGGTTGCCCATTCTTATTTCTGGTAGAACCCCAACCGATTGTGATTGGTAGACCACCAGACAGAGGATCAGGATATGCATTCAAACGGCATCCTTCAAATTCCTTAACCAATTTAATGCCCATTTGTGGGACATCATCACCACCAACTACAGAAGCGGCAGCAGATGATGCTGGTGCCGCATTACCCTTTTTTCCTCTATAAATCTCTGCCCAATCAATATTATCTTCCAAATATTTAACTGGAAGATTATCTTCTAACCACTGAACTGCCTTCACATGATTAGGATTTTTCTCATCATAGAATTTAAAAAAGTTATGAAGATCAATTCTTGCCATTTTTACCTCCAAAGTATTTTAGATAGAGTTCGTTTGCTTCAACATGTTTTCCATTATTTGTAAGTTCTTTGATGACCTTAAGCATCTTTGCTTTAAATCTAATCGAAGATTCTTCCCCAGCCATCATTACCTCCTGGACACCAACGGTGCTTAAGAACTGCTTTGGTGTAAATGGTCTTCTTACCATTTGTTACAGGTCCAGTGTAATTATCATTTAATGAACCATAAGGATCATTAATATAGTACCCTTTGCCATCTGGTGTTTTTCCAATGACTACACACATGTGCCCACCAGTAGGAGAAGATAGAGAACCACGGTGTAAAATACCAATAACAACTGGTTTCCCTCTATCAAGGCTTTTATCAATATCAGCGAAACTGAGATTGTAACTAAAATGTGACTTAATTCCATAACCCGCAAGAACTTTTGTCTGTACGGCATGGTCAGTTGTATCGCCAATCGCAAATACTTTTTTAACATACTCATCATCGCCTTTAATGCTTCCTGGTTTGAGGAAAGCAAGGCACATAGCACACGATGAAGAGTTACAAGTTCTATGTGCATCCCTGTAATTATCTACTTGATTGAAGTATGGAACTGCTAGAACTTCTGGTGTAGGTGGTTTAGTTCTAAAAATTCCAATCCAATCTGTTTCTGAGTCATCAAGAAATTGAGCAGGAAGATTATCTTCCAACCACTGAACTGCTGCCACATGGTTTGCATTACCATCATCATAATATTTGAAAAAATTATGAAGATCTAAAGTCATTATCCTCTCCTATGTACTCTAATGAATAGATATCATGATCTACAATATCTGGATTCAACCATTCACTAAATTCTGATTGAATTGCCCGGGCATCATCAATATCTTTTTCAGATAAAGTATGAATACGATCAATTGCCCAATCGTGAGTCTCACGAAGAGTTTTTTCCAAAGTTTCCATAATCTTTTCGCAAATAGCGGCCTAGAATATTGCTATTATAGAACGCTGGTGTTCCATCGTCAAGAGACTCTTTCAACACATTATTTAGGAAAAGTTGCTTTGTTTCTTCATAATTACAATCAGCTTTTGATTTATGAAGACTAATTATTTCCCTTTGAAAACATTCTTTACCATATTTTTTAATATCTTCTTTTAATTCTGGACAAGAACCATAATACTTTTTCCAATCAGATTCTTGCTTTACTCTTCTCTTTTTACCTGGAGGAGTTCTAAAAGACCAAAAATATTTTCTACCCCAGTATTTGCGATTAGTTTTATCACAAGATATGAGATATACAAAACCAAAATTATCTTGAATATGATCAGAGTCAAAAACTTCTTCAAGATATATCCAAGGGTTCTCATAGCTCATATAATAATCTTTAAGAGCTATTATTTATCTTTCAACCTTAGCAAACATATTCTAGCAATAAAAAGGGGGGTTTGTCAACCCCCCACAAAGTATTATTTAAGTTTTATATCACTTTGCTTTTGCACCAGAATGATGTCTTTCAGTGCCTGCAGCATCTGTGTAGGTTGTTCTTTCTCTTCTTGGTGTTACATATCCAACGCCAGGAACTGAACCAGTTTGTCCTCTATCTCTAGCATCATTTCTTGCCTGTGCTCTCTGTGCTGCTCTTTTACGTGCAGCATCATACTTTTTATTATTTGCAGCAATTCTAGCTGCATATGCGGCAGAATCTTCAACAATACTCTGTCTCCACTCTTCACTCATATTCGCCATAATAACTAAAGCATTCTCATTAGTATCAGCATATCCTTCGGATACAAGATGCTCAAGAATATAATCAAAGAGATCTCTCTCTTCACCAAGTCTTTCAGCAGCTTTACCAGCAGCAGCACCTGCTTTACGTGCCTTTTGAGCAACTGCACCAGCGGCGCCTGAAGCGGCACGGAGACCCCTTCCAAGCAATTTTTTAATGCCCTGTTTAACTTCTGCCTTCTTTGCACTAGCGGCGGCAGAAACCGCTCCTGCTGCCTTTGTGGCGGCATGGGCAGCGCCACGTCCTGCTCTTCTTACCTCATCCTTAGCGATGGAACCAGCAATTCCAGCGGCAGCAACTGCACCCTTTGCCTTTGCCTTTACACGCTCTACAGCGCCTTTTACTGCAGCTTTACGTGCTTCTCCACGCTTTGTGGAACTAGTTGATTTTTGATATGCTCTTGCTTCCTTGGAACCCGCTGGAGCATATGGATTGAGTTCCATCAAATATTCGGTTGCTGCTTCTTCTACAGATTCAACGGCTTCGTCTAAATCATATCCAAACTCTACACATTCTTCTATAATTTCTTCTACAACTTCCTCAATCATCACATCTGTGATGTCATCAACTTCACCAAGATAAAGTTGTTTGTAAGTTTCAGTAAGTTCTCTATGCTGTGATGGTAATAACATTTGTTTTACAAATTACTTTTTAGTTATTTATAAAAAAAGGGTCCACTAATGGACCCTCAGGAAACGTCATTACTTTCAGTATTTTTCCAAACGTAAGAATAATCAAAATCACCAAATAAAAAACGATCTGATTCTGCTGCTTCTTTATACGCTTTTTTTATTTCTTCAAGATTCCAATCAGAGTTGGAATCCTGCGAAGGAGTCTTTTGTGACATCTTGTTTAATTCCACCTACTATGTATGATTCAACTTCCGTTTCCTGCGGAGCAACTTGAAGACCTTTAGAAGAAATCCAATGCTCAGTCCAAGGAAGTGGATTATTCTTTGCAGAAATATCATAAAGTGGTTTGAGTCCGATCGCCTTCATTCTACGGTTTGCAATCCATTCAACATACTGCTGTAACAGTTTGTCATTGAGACCGATCATCGAACCATCTTTGAACAGATACTCTGCCCAAAGTTTTTCCTGATTGACAGCATTCTCAAAAGTCTTGTAGAACCATTGTTCTTCTTCTTTAGAGATACGTGCCATATCAGGATCATCACCCTCTTTCCATTTGTTTAGAATGTTTTGAGTAATGACCAGGTGCTGGTTCTCATCACGAGAAATTAGTGAGATGATTTTTGCACTTCCTTCCATAAGCTTGAGTTCGCCAAACGCAAAACTACAAGCGAAGCTGACGTAAAAGCGAATACCTTCAAGAATATTAACGTTTGCAACTGCTCTGAATAGTTTTCTCTTGAGTTCATACCTTGCCTCTTGTGCGTATGGTACTTGTTCTAACGCATGAATCCACTCATTAGAAGTTCCATAATGCTGAGCACTGTTGATGAAATCGTTGTATGCCTGAGTTACACTCACAGCACGTTCCATAATACGATCCTCTTTGAGAATCGTATCAAATACTTCAGATGGGTCTGAGTAAACATTCTTGATGATATAAGTGTATGAACGGGAGTGGATCATCTCCATAAACTCCCAGACCTTCATACACGCTTCCAGTTCAGGCAGTGAACAGTATGGAGCAAATGCCATACCAGGTCCACGACCCTGAACTGAATCCAGCATTACCTGATACTTCAGGTTGCTGGTGAAGATGTGCTTTTGCTCTGGGCGTAGCATATGATAGTCGCTACGATCTTTTTGAAGAGAAACCTCTTCGGGTCTCCAGAAATAACCCAATTGCTGTGTTGTTAGTTTATCAAAAATTGGATACTTGTAAGAATCATATCTTTGAATTCCTAGTGGTTGACCAAAAAACATTGGTTGCTTTTTGGTGTCTACTTCTTGGGAGTTGAAAACAGTCATTGACTCAACCACTGCTTTTTCCTCCAAACCTGTTTTAAATCTTACAAGACTCACAATCTTCCTCCTCTGCTTGTTCTAGTTGAGAAATTAAATCTTCAAGAGACTGTTTGGTTTCTTCAACCTCATCAGTCTTATGGTCATAAGTATTCTGATAGTAACTGGTTTTCCAGCCGTACTTATATGTAGTTAATAGGTCCTGTGCCATTACTGAAGTAGGAACTTCATTATCTGGGTAATTTTCTGGATTATAGGACCAGTTTCCAGAAATCGCCTGATCAAAGAACTTTTGCATAACAGCAACAATATGAATATACCCACGATTGCTAGGCATATCCCACAGAAGTGTATAGTTGTTCTTAAGACTTTGATATTGAGGAACGATCTGCTTGAGCGGACCCTTCTTTGACTTCTTAATGGACAAGTATCCACGAGGAGGTTCGATTCCATTTGTTGCGTTTGACACAACGGAACTGCTCTCCGATGGCATCTGTGCGGACAGTGTTGAGTTCCGTACACCGTACTGCTTAACCTGTGATCTAAGACTCTCCCAATCATATTTCAACTCGTTGGGTACGATTTCATCAACGTCCTTCTTGTATGTATCAATGGGCAGAATTCCGTTACCATATTTGGTTCGGCTGCTATACTCACAAGCACCTTTTTCTTTAGCAAGATTGACAGTTGCTTGAATCAAGTAATATTGAAATGCTTCAGTCAAATCGTGTACCAGTTTCCAGGCACCAGGATCATCGTAATGCTCCCCGTGCTTGGCGAGATAGTGTGCCAGACCGATAAAACCTACTCCAAGCGAACGACGTGCTCTGGTGGCGATTTCTGCCGCCTTTACGGGGTATCCTTGGAAGTCAATCAATTCATCAAGAGAACGCACTGAAAGGTCACATAGACTCTCCAGTTCTTCCATAGATTTGAGTTTACCAACGTTAACGGCAGAAAGAATGCAAAGAGCAATTTCGCCATCGGGATCATCAATATGCTGAATCGGTTTAGTAGGCAGAGTAATTTCTTGGCACAGATTGCTCATCTCAACCTTATCCATAAAGGACGAGTGAGAGTTGCAATGGTCAATATTCATGATATACAAACGACCAGTTTCTGCTCGCTCTTTCAGGAGGTCCAGAAAGAGTTCTTGAGCGCCGATAGTTTTTCTTGGAATAGACTCATCTCGTTCATAACGAACATACAACTCGTCAAATCCATCAGTACCAAAAGCATCATACAAACCAGGAACGGAGTGAGGAGAGAAGAGTGAGATTTCTTCGTTGCGGATGAAGCGTTCATAGAAGAGTTTAGAGATTTGGATAGAATAGTCTAACTTACGAACACGATTATCTTCGGTTCCTTTGTTATTCTTTAATACTAGGATATCTTCTATTTCTTGGTGCCAAATGGGGAAGTGAACCGTAGCTGATCCACCTCTAATGCCATTCTGAGTACAGCATCGGACAGTCGCTTCAAACTTCTTGAGGAATGGAACAACACCTGTGTGCTGCACTTCTCCGCCCCTGATTTTAGAGTTGATGCCCCTGATGCGACCTGCGTTGATACCAATTCCTGCTCTTTGAGCAACATAGCGACCAATTGCCATATCAGAGCTGAAGATGCTATCAAGGGTGTCATCAACATCAACAAGAACGCAACTTGCATATTGGCGAAGTGGGGTTCTAACACCTGCCATGATTGGCGTAGGAATGTTGATTTTGTGCTTTGAGATTGCGTCATAGTACCTCTTAACGTAATCTAGACGGGTTTCCTTAGGATACTTGGAAAAAATAGTTGCCGCAATCAAAAGGTACATAAACTGTGGCGTTTCGTAAAGTTCGCCAGAACTTCTGTCTTGCACGAGATACTTATCAACGACCTGACGTAGACCTGCGTAAGTAAACAGATAGTCACGACTATGATCAATGAACGACTCAAGTTTGTCAAACTCTTCATCGGTATACAGGTCAAGAATTTCGGGATCATAGATGCCTCTACCAACGGCACGAAGGACGTGTTGCTTCACTG